CTCTAAGTCGGTAGGTTTCCGAGGCGGGGGCGTTGGGATGATGGGGTCTTTCTTGAGTAGTGGCATAAATATTAATTGGTCCTCATTCATCCTTACTTCTTGAATTGTTATACTCACTGTTGCTCTACTAATGCTGCCTTGAGCGCTGTCACTAGAGCTCGAGCCGCCAGGGGTCCTTTGTATTGAGTTGAATGACATCTCGGCAATCGCCCACTGGCGATATTTGACAGTAGAACTATTTGTTATTCCGCTAAATAGTGAATCGAAATTAGTAAATACGACCAACTCTGGTGTTTCTGCCATTTGTTTAAGCAACCTGAGTTTATGTTCGCAAGAATCATAAAGACTTGACACGTAAGAAGGTTGACTGTCGACGACAAATTCAAACGATATTTTCATAAGTTTGTTGTTTTTGTAATCGACAAGAGGGAAGTTCGCAACTCTTTCAATGTCAGTCCATGTTACGCCTATGTTCGAATAAGAAACATTATTGGGCTTTAAAGTAAATTCATACGTAAGAGCAGTTGTATTATCGGCCGTTCGTTGAATCATCGTAGGAAGGTTTTCGGGGGCTGTGGTGGCGATGGCGGCTTGTCCGCTGCTCACTCGTGCCCCGACATTCATGGAAGTAACGACAGTCGCCCTGCTTCTTTGTCCAAGTACATCTCTGTAACCATTGCTATTTTGTGCACCAGAAACGACGCTGGATGATTGATTAATAGAAGAACCCGATATTGCCTTCTTGGTGAGGGAGGCAATGGTGGCCTCTGCTGCCTTGGTAGACAATCCCGTAGATTGAAGTAACTTTATTTGTGCAAATGTAAAGTTTTCAAGATTCATATCTTTTGCATCGCCGATAAATTCATTCCAGCGCGACTGTGAGGGTTCGTCGAAGTCTGGCAGTTCCTGTAATGTTGGCGTATTTTCAAGGAGAAAAAATCTACGTAAAAGTGGGTGATACCAGTACTGCACCCAGTTGACGCTGTCCGTATCGTCAAACTTGCGCCACTTCGTTATTCTTGTTGACTTATATGGGTTCAGGGATAGGTCCGAGACGAGTTCATACCAGTCAAAAGTGTATGTTGTCGCTACGTATATTGTATTACCCCATACGATTTTTTCCCCAGATGGGACACTGTCATATTTTGCTGTTCTGGGGTTGGAATAAGATATCTCTTTTGCGCGAACCTCTTGGTCGTCGGACCACCCAAATTCATCACTTACCTCATATGGAATGAAATCGTAATCCGACACAGCCACGCCCTGAAAGGGAAACCAATATGTGTCATCCGAAACTAAAACAAAATCTGCTGGAAAAATTGGATATTGAGTATTCGTAATTTGCTTGTATCTTTTTTTTATTGGATAGTTTTTGCGTAAACTACTATTACTAGAGTCCGTGTATCCCACTGTCTGATAGTGAATGCTTCCTACTGCCATTATCGACGCTCCTTTTCTGAACGTTCCCTATCCTGTAATTTTGCCATAACCATCTGAGCTATAGCTTCTGGCGAGCTATTTCCGCCGTTTACCTCGATTGAGTAGTAGTTGTTAGTACTACCTCCACCGCTAGTAGCGGATGAGATTGGTCGCGCGACTGACGTGTCTCCGACTCCAGGGCCGGGAACGACGTGTAGATGGCGGTTTGCCGCACTTCCGTGGAACTCTGCGAATCCACCATTTGCATGAACCAACTTCGAGTATTGTCCAAGATTTTGACCAACAAGGTCGTACGCCGAGCCAGTGGCATGGTCGGAACTTGGTGAACCAAGAGCATAATTTCGCAAGCTAGACGTAACTGTTCTCTTGCCAGTTAGCTGGCCATTCATGGCGGCATGTCGGCTCATTGTTTGAGAAAGTTTGCTTGTGGAAGTATCTCCGATAGCGCCTCCGCGAGGGGTAGAGGTATCGGGTGGAGCGAGGGTCTTTCCATCGTCGCTCATAACTAGGCCGTTCCTCCACCAGTCCGGCATTTCGCCTAGCGGAGCCGTAAAGAAACCTTCCATATTCGTATTAAATATTTTGATTGCCTCTTCCAGTCCTGTCGCCGCGGTGCCCATGTTTGTAGCCGCTGTTGCAATGTCGTCCAATGCAACCGTGTTTTCTTTTGCCAAACCTAACTCACCCATCCCATAGCCAGACAATGCGCTTTGGGCTCCGAGCGCCGGATTGTAGGCGCTTTCCAACCCTAATGTTCCGGTTGGAATCGCCCCTGCCCCGCCCTTGGGCGCATTTAGCAATCGTTGACGTAAGCCATCTTTGTCGTCGTAGGTTAAATCATAGTCCTTAATATCACCTAAGAGTTTAAGGAATTGTTCTGGGTTATTTTGAAGTAGCGTTGTTAGTTGCGACTCCAAAACCCCTTCTTCAATTTTCAGATTTCCATGCTCTTCGCTTGACAGAATGGTTCGAAGTTGCTCCGAGGCTGCACCTACCGCTCCTTTTTCCATGTCTCGCACCGACGCCTGATATATCGGGTCATTTACGAATGTTTCGCCTTGTCCAGCGAGCTCAGCACCGGGAGCAAATATTTTCCCATCGGCATTCTTTCCGCCAAAAAGGTCAATGAATCCTTGGTACGCCATGATGCCGTCACCACCGGCAACTTGTAATAATTGATTAAATGCAGGCTCCATATGCGCACGCATTGCGGTTGTTTTTTCGTCAGCGGTCGTACTAGGGTCCCTCATTATGTCGCCCAGTTGCCTCAAATTTGAATCAAGAGCGTATGTTGCCTCTTCCTTCTCTCGTTGCGTCTTGAAGGCGTTGGCGCCAGAAAGGACAATATCAGCTATTAGGTCGTTTAATTCTGCTCCGGTCTTTTTCAGGGAGCCTGAGAACTTTAAAAGAAGGTCGTTGTATTTTATTGTTGGGTCATACAGGTCGACGCCAAGCGTTTTTGCCAGCTGCTCTAGCTCTGCTCCGCTCTTACCCGTAGCTCGTGATAATGCGCCGATTCTTTCGGTGTTTTGTTTGTCTATTCTCGACAACTGCGCTTCGATGAGCGGGTCTGATGTTTTCATGATATGTCGGATAGAGTTGGTTGCTCTGGCTTTTAGAGCGTCTCTCTCCTCTGATGTTAATTTTTTACCTGAATCTGTTTTGAAGTATTCGTCGAGTATGCCTTTGGCGTCATTAAATTCTGTTTTCCCATTACTCTCGTAACTTCCGCCACCAGCTGCAATGGCTGCCGTAATATCCCTATTAAACTGACCTAAAGTTTTTCCAAAGCTTGTCCCCAGGCCCACCATTGCGGCATCTCGGCCCTTGAGGCTTCCGCCACCTTTTACTGTTTCTGCATTTCTCTGAAACTGCCGACCCGCTTTCTGGAGGTCAATCATGAAGAAGCTAGCCATGCTGGCGTCTATAATCTTTTTGGCCTTTTTTAACTTCTCTTTACCAGCATTCACCGCACCCATAATGCCTCCAACAAGAAGGCCCACTCCAGCACCTATCGCCGCGCCATAAGGTCCGAACATTGCGCCTGCGGCTGCTCCACCGGCTGCTCCAGCGAGTGCTCCAGCCTTCACTGACGTTGCCTTGAGCGCGGAGCCGATTCCTGCAACGGCAGCACCCAACATGGGGTTCACTTGCGCAACCATTCCGCCTAGCGCAATTGCTCCTTGCATTTCTTCAGGGGCGTATTGGCTTGCCAGTCCTAGTCCCATACCGACGCCCATTTTCGCGCCCATACTGTTGTTAAACTTTTTTACTCCTCCGCCAAATTTGCTATCATTTCGTGAAATTCTGTTCATATCGCGACGATAAGACAGTCTTCCTCCAAGCTTCTTTAGGCCTCCTTGCTTATCGCTTTCGCCCCTTCTGGCTAGCAAAGCCCCACGTGCCGTACCTAAATCCTTGTACTCGCCCTTCTCTGCATCCCATGCCCCAGAGTTCATCTGAGCGAAACCGCCGCGAATGGCGCCAAAGCCACGTCTAGCGAGGTATTGCCCCCTATCGGCGACTCCTACGGCCTTTAGCGCGCCACGCTTTGCGCTGTTGGCAAGACCTTGCCCGATGCTTACCGTACGACCGTCATTCTTGAATTCTGCGGTCGAGCCTTTCTTCGCCATTATTGCTTTGACTAGTAGTTTTCTATCGGCGAAAGTATCACTCATTCTGGGTGCACCTGGTCCTTGCTGACCACCCCCCATTACTCCGCCGATTTGAGTACCAACAATCCCTTTTTGTGTAGCTATTTGTCGCAGCTCATCCATTGAGCGGGCATTGAGAGATTGAGTGGCCCTAAATTTTGCGCTCAGTGGGAGGTTGACATTAGGATTGACCGGCTTGGTCGTGCCGTCTGGATTTGTTATCTGACCCCTGTCCGCGTAAGGGTCTCTAGCGCGAGCTCCAGTGGCCGCATATACAACCCCACGGCCAATTCTGCTATCTATTTCTTTGCGTTTTACAATTCTGCCATCTATTCCGCTAAGAGCAACCTGATGTCGACTACCAGCTTTTGCGCTTCCAAAAAACTTCGAGTTCGGGTCGTTTGAAATAGCACGGAATTTTGAACCAGTGACCGACCCAGGCATGATTACTGGACTCGTCGCCGGATATCCGCTAGAAAGGGCCCCTCCGCCGCCCCCACCACGACCTGAGGCCAGCGATGACGTTGGGCCAGCCGGACCAAGATTTTTGCCACCAATAGAAACATTTTGAGCGTTAACGCTCATGGTCTTGACAGTTTGAACCCCTGGCATTAAACGGCCCTTTACGCCGCTCATTTTTTTACCTATAATCGAGAATGCCAGCAATGGTGCAAGGGCCGAAGCTAGTCCTCCGCCAGCCCCACCACTAAACATTTTGGAAATCATATTGAAGACGCTTGTTAGTCCAGATACTAAGTCACTCAAAAAGGGGAGCATATCCATGAACATCTTTTTAAGATTCATGAAGAATTTTGATAAAGAATCGATGAGCTCCCCAACACGTTCGCCGAATTCTGCAACTTCATTTTTGTTTTCAACAAGAAGGTCCTTGAATAAGGTCAGGTTTCCGGCACCTCGTTTAATTGCCTCCCACACTGGAGTAAAAGCTTTATAAAGCACCTTTGCGCCATCTATGAGTGGGCGAGTTTGCTCAAGGACCATATCCCAACCACGCTTGAATTTAGAGAACCAATCTCCAATTCTGTCGAACATGCCTAACGCGCCAGGGAGGTATTCGCGAATCATTTTCACGAGCCAATTAGATGCTTTTTCTATTCCGCCAGCAAAGCCGTCGATTATGCCCGTCGCCCCAAAACTATATGAAATAGCGCCCATTATGCGCTGCAAGTCTCTGCGTATTGTCCCGAATACCCTCTCAAATGAAGCCTTGAGTGGCTCCAAGAACTGGTCGCCAAAATCAGCAAACTCGCCACGCAATCGACTAAAGTAGCCCTTCATCTGGGAGATTAAAGTACCGTTTACGGCTTCAAACTGACCAGCGACACCGCCTTTGTCCGCCAACTGCCCGGACATCAGAAGTTCTTTAAATTGTTCCTTGGTTTTTATGGTTGTCCCTTTTAGGGCTTTTTCCATTTCTGGGCCAAGTTTTTTAGCTTCTGTTATTACGTCAGAAATACTCTTTTTACTGTTAGAAAGATTTTCGATAACAATAGATACTTGTTCTAGGCCCTTTGCGGGGTCTTGGCCCGCTGAACCAAAGTCCATCAAAGCCTTGATTGATGCACCGCTTTTATTTATTTGTGCGGTATTCATCGACTTGGACATGGTTCCGTAAGCCTTGTTGAGTGCTTCGACTCCGAGAGTCGCCAGACTTGCGTCGCTCTGTAGGTTCCGCATGCCCATTCTTGTCTGATTCATCGCTGAACCAAATGCAGGGGCTCCCTTGCCTCTGTAGGCATAAATGGCGGCCTGCTGCTCCCTGATAGCGGCGCTCGCTGCCGATATTGCGACGACTACCCCCGCCGCACCAGCAGAAAGCATTTGCATCGCCCCCCTATATGCTTTGACAAGTAATTGCCCAGCTGCAAATAGTGCGTGGACTCCTATCATCGCAGCTCCAAGGGCTGCCATTTCTATAACGACACCCTTGATAGCCATACCGAGGAACTTAGTGAGCCCTTTTCCTGCCATTTTGGCGCCAGCATCTATGGCGTCGAAACTGCGTTTCCAGCCTTTTGTGGTATTTGCTAGTTTACTACCCGATTGTTGAGCGAGAGCTTCGCCCCTGCCGCTGGAAAGTTTTTTTACTCTTTTTTCTAGTAATGAAAGCTGAGCTATTGCTTTAGTGAGCTCCCTAGTTTGGGCCTCAAACTTAATTTTAATATCAACTATTTCATCAGCCATTTGGCACTCCGTGTGAGTTTTAAGTCACGTGAGTGTAAGGCTGCCAAGCTATGGGGGCTCCACCCCTAAGTCTTCGGCTTGCGCTCTTGCTCTTCGCGGTCGTTACTTATAACTTTAGCACAGGCAAGAAGTAGTAACCAGTCATTATCGTCTACGTCCATTAATTCCAATGGACTAACGTGAAATAACTCGCCTAATCTTGCCGCAGATATAAGTGTGGAATCTTCAACTAGTTCGTCGAAGACTCCTTCGTAGGGTCCACAGCAGCAACCGTGTCTGAGTATCCAGCGGAGTCAAGGATTGCCAAAGCTGCGGATTCAACATGTGGGTCAACGCCAAACATCGCCCGAACTGCATCCGGAACCGGCTTCATCGACTCGGTCATTTCGAGAATTTGAGGATGGGCAAAATTGAGATTATTGCCGTTTTCGTCAAAAATCTCTTCATCATCAATGCAGATACCTATGGTGGTGTGGCCGATAACTAGACAAGCAAACTTGAGCGAGTCAAGTCCATTTCTTGAATCTTCACCAGCATTTTTGCGCCAGTTCTTCATCTGCGATTGAGTGATATTGGGGCTCACTTTGAGGCTTACACCCGGGCGTTCTGTCACCTGAATGTGGACTACGGACCGCTCAACCTTTTTCTTGACAATGTTTCTCAGCTTTTCAAGCTGGGTCTCTTCCTTGGCGGCAGGCAACAAGGAATCACGATGAGTTGACTTCTTGTTGCTTTTTCCGTCGTCGGCTTCTTCAGTTACGTATAGTGAATTTTCGCTCATAGAGCAAAAACTATCACATAATTAACCGACTCTATGCAACTAGCTTAAAGTTGGTGCGTTTACGTCCGAGATAGCAAAGGTCAAGGCGAATGTCGCCGGAGCACCCGAAGAAGAGTCACCTTCTGGTTCGGTCATTCCCACCAACAAAGCATTGGAGTAAATTCTGTCGTTTGTGGGGTCTTTGATGTCGCAGCTATAAACAGATACCGTAATGTTGTAGTAACCGGTACCTACATATTTGCGCAGGCCCTGCAGCTTGGCGCCAATGCCAGCAGCAGTATCGGCGCTGGTCATATCGTCGTCGTAGTGTGCCGTCAGTGTAATGTCGCCTATTTCAGATGGAGCGCAGAGAA